CCAGAAAAAACCCTAATCGCAAAGGCGACTATTGCTGATAGCATTCCGTCTCAAGCGTGTATCTATGATTTATCAAGATTTTTATCAATTTTAGGTCTATATCGTGAACCTGATGTAGAATTTCATGATAAATACTTCTTGGTAACTGAAGGCAAACAGCGTACTAAATACGTATTCGCAGACATCTCTATGATTCATGCGGCTCCTACCAAGGAGATTGAGTTACCGACTAAAGATGTTGAAGTGAATGTTGCATGGGACGATCTTCAATCGGTAATTAAAGCGGCAGGTGTACTTCAATTCCAAGAAGTTGCATTTGTCGGTGAGGAAGGTAAGATTTACCTTAAAGCTATTAGTAGCACTGATTCTGGTGCTGATGATTATGGTATTGAAATTGGTTCTACCAATGATACCTTTAAGGTTATTATCAAAACAGATAACCTTAAGCTATTGCCTCAAGACTACAGCGTAACTCTATGCGCAAAAGGCATTTCTGAGTTCAAAAGCCCAGATGCTACATACTATGTGGCAATCGATACCAAATCAACTTATAAAAAAGGATAGATAATATGAGTGAACAAGAACAACAGCAACAGCAAGAGCCTGTATCAATTTCGCTACAGGATATTGCAACAGTTGTACAACTAATCGATGTTGTAAGTCGCCGTGGTGGCATTGAAGGACGTGAACTAGCAGGTGTAGGTATGCTACGCAATAAGCTAGAGGTTTTCCTACAACAGAACGCACCACAAGGTGAAGCACCAGAAGGTGGATTACCAGAAGCTCCAGCAGATGTACCTGCTGATGCTCCAATGGCTGACAAAGTAGTTAGTTAAGATCAAGCGATGTAGGCTCTCGCTACAAACCTACAACTTATTTTTATATTATGATGAATGGTGATGACATGGCTATAGATGCAAAGACAGATGAAGTATTGTGGGTTGAGAAGTACAGACCACAGAAAGTAGATGACACAATCCTCAGCCCAAAGCTGAAGAAAACTTTCAAGAGGTTTATTGAAGACGATAGCGTACCAAACCTTCTACTATCTGGTGGCCCAGGTGTTGGTAAAACGACTGTCGCAAAGGCTATGCTTGATGAGTTGGGTTGTGACTATATCATCAAGAACGGCTCGTTAGATATGAGCATCGACACCTTACGTTATGATATTTCCGCATATGCATCCGCTGTATCTCTTGCAGGTGGTCGTAAGTATGTGATCCTTGACGAAGCAGATTATCTAAGCTCTGCCAAGATACAGCCAGCATTGCGTAACTTCATCGAAGAATATTCTTCTAACTGTGGGTTTATCTTTACGTGTAATTTTAAGAACCGTATGATTGCACCACTTCGTAGTCGTTTGTCTGAGGTAGACTTTACCATTGAGAATAGTGAGAAGCCACAACTAGCGGCTTCATTCTACAAACGTGTACTACAAATCCTAGAGAACGAACAGGTGGACTATGACAACAAGGTTGTCGCCAAGGTTGTGGAACAACACTTCCCTGATTTCCGTCGTGTGTTGACTGAACTTCAGTCTTATGCGGCTTCTGGTAAGATTGATGAAGGTATCTTTGTTAATTTGAAACAAGAGTCTCTTGAAGAAGCATTCCGTATGTTGAAGGTAAAGGATTGGACTAACCTACGTAAGTGGGTTGCTAAGAACTCTGATCAAGACATGAATGAGATGTTCCGTCGTATCTATGATATGGCACAAGATAAGGTTGAGTTGCGCAGTCTCCCAGGTTTTGTGGTGACTATTGCTGATTATATGGACAAGGCTACACGTTGTGCAGACTTAGAAATCAACATGGTTGCATTTATGTCTGAGGTTATGATGGAAGCTGAATATAAATGAAAATCAGTAGCACACCAATAAAACCTGTTTCGAAAACAGTTTTCAACAAAGACAAGCCACGAGAAGAGCCATCTGATAAGGCGGCTCGTTTCTCTGAATATATGAAAGACAAAGACGATGGGTAAGTGGACTGATGCTTTGTTCAGTAAGGTTGTTTGTTGGGAATGCAACAAGAGAATAGCCAAGAAAGATATTAACACGGTTAATGTCGATACACAGGACGGTAAGTTAAACTTGAAATTATGCGCTACTTGTGTTATACCATTTAATGATATGCTAAAAGATTTGGAGAATACCATTGCCGAAAGAAATAACACCTTTTGATTTTATGAATGCGGCATCGTTTTCTAAAGACGATCTCATTAATGATCATGACATACCAGAACAAGCTGAGAAGCTGTACACTCCGTTTATTGTTAACCGTGGCTTCTCAAACTTTGAGGATACTATCCTTCACGCAAACGAGATGAACTTACGTGCTGATTTGTTTAATGGCGCTCAGTTTGACTACTATCGTGGTGCTTTGCGCAAACGCAAACGTTTCTCTAAGTGGAACAAACCAGACGTAGATAAAGACTTAGATGCGATACAAGAAGTATATTCATGCAATCGTACAGTTGCTAAAATGTACAAGAAAGCTTTAAATAGTGATCAACTAGCTAGAGTTAGAGATAAACTAGAGACAGGGGGGTAGAGAAAAGCCAGTTTAGCTAAATATATCAGATGGTCGAATTGTTTGACGATCAGCATAACATAATAATAATAAAAAAAGGTGCTGTAGATTATGGACTCAGAAGATATTTTTAAAGGTGTAGGAATCGAGATTACTCTTCCAACACCAGACAGTTTCTTGAAAGTTAAAGAAACTCTAACCCGAATTGGTATTTCATCAAGAAAAGAAAAGAAGTTGTATCAAACATGTCACATCTTGCATAAACAAGGTAGATATGCTATACTACACTTTAAGGAACTGTTTATCTTAGATGGTAAGACAGATACTTTCATAGAAGAAGACGCATCAAGAAGGAACACTATTGTTAATCTTTTAGAAGAGTGGGGTTTGGTTTCTGTTGTACAAACAGAAAAAGCTCAAGACCCTGTAGCTCAACTAAATCAAATAAAAATCTTATCTCACAAGGAAAAGAGTAACTGGACTTTACAAGCCAAGTATAACATCGGAAAGAAGTGAAATGAATATTTATAGAATGAATGAAAATGCAGAACTCCCAGAGTATGCAACAAAAGGCTCAGCCTGTTTTGATATTAAAGCATGTTTTAAAAAAGGAGACTTCCTTGAAGGCTTCAACTCTTGGAATAAAGCACAGAAAGTAGCAGTTAAGGGTGTATCAACAACACAAGATGCATTTCAGCTACCACCAGGTATTAGAGTGTTAGTACCTACAGGATTAATTTTCGACGTACCAGAAAAACATGTTTTAAAACTGTTTATACGTTCTGGCACGGCGTATAAGAAAGGGTTGTCTTTAGCAAATGGTACAGGGATTATTGACTCTGACTACAAACTAGAGACTTTTGTAATGTTACAAAACAATACCGATAGTCTTGTCCAGATCACAAATGGTGATCGTATAGCTCAAGGGATGGTTGAAAAAGTATCCCAACAGAAGTTTATAGAGGTTACAAAACCTATGGAATTTACAACAGAACGCGATGGGGGTTTCGGTTCAACAGGAGAGTAAGCTCATGCTTAAATACTTAATACCGACTATTCTAATATCAACAGGAGTTGTGGCGCAAGAAGTACCACCTTTTCATTCAGTACAAGCTTGTGGGACTTTGCCTCAGATGGCAAAACAAGTAAAAGAATATGGTGAAGAAATTCTGTTTAAGGGTAAAATCTTACAGCAACACATAAGTGGTCAACTTGTTAACACTGAATTTGTTTTCAGTACAAATCAAGACACAGGTTCTTGGACTATGATTGCCTTGTATCCAAACGGATGGTCGTGTTTAGTAGGTAATGGCACTGATTTTGAGCCTTTCATTAGATAAATTTAAAATCAAGACGAAGACACTTTATAAATAAGGGTGTGATGCCTAATGGGTCACACTACTTAATCTTGCTTAATAAAGGAGATAGCAAAATGAATACACGTAGAATCACAACTGATTTTCTAAACGATCCATTCTTAATCGGCTTTGACCGAATGATTGAAAGAATGAGAGACACAACCCCAAATCAACAGGCTTACCCACCATATAACATCGTCAAGGTAGACGATGACCAATATGAATTGCAGTTAGCAATTGCTGGGTTCACCTATGACGATCTTGATATTCAGATCAAAGAAGGGGTACTAACAATCGAAGGTAAACAGGAAGCCACAGATGAGAAACATTACATCCATCGTGGAATTTCTGGTCGTTCCTTCTCAAGAGTTTTCACACTAGCTGATACAGTTGTTGTGAATGGCGCTGACCTTATCGATGGTATCTTAACCGTCAAATTGGAAAACGTAATACCAGAAGCTAAGAAACCCCGAAAGATTGAGATCAATCGTGGGGAAGCACAGCTTCTAAAGGGGTGATGCCCTAAACATCAGTGGGGGGATTATTTCCCCCCATTTTTTATAATTGCTTGACATTCTAAAGTAATTGTGATAGAATAGAAGTACATTTAAATTATGTAAGGAGATTAACACTAATGGCAGGTAAAACAGCAGTTGTGTTTTCATGCGCCCATAGTGACCCATCAGTTAGCAACGAGCGATTTGATTGGTTGGGCGAATTAATCTGGGACGTAAAACCTGACTACGTTGTGGATTTAGGTGACGGTGCAGATATGCGGTCACTGAACAGTTTTGATTCAGCCAAGGCTCCAAAGAATTTTGTAAGCCAAAGCTATGAAGCAGACATTGAATGCTACAACGAAGCAATGGATCGTATGCGTATTAAGTTCAAAGCGAACAAACGTAAGCGTCCAGCATACTATGGTTTCGAAGGAAACCACGAAACAAGAATTAGAAGAGCTATCGCAATGGACCCTCGCATTGAAGGGGAGAAATATGGTATTTCTTTTAAGCACCTTGGTACAGATACTTGGTTTGATGAATATCACGAGTACGAACATGACGCACCAGCCATTCATGATTATGATGGCGTGAGTTATGCACACTTCTTTACTAACGGCTATCGTCCAATGTCTGGTGTAAACCATGCTGCTGGTATCTTAGCTAAACGATTTGGTAGTGCAACTTGTGGTCATAGTCATAAACGTGATATGAAAATTCGAGATGATGTGCATCCATATGGGGCAATCGGCTTAGTTGCTGGTTGTTACAAAGGCGCACCAGAAGGTTGGGCAGGTCAGATGAACAAAGAATGGTGGTCTGGCGTTGTTATTAAACGTGAAATAGAAAATGGCATGTATGAGCCAGAGTTTGTCTCACAAGAAAGAATGAAAGCAACTTATGGCAAAAAATGATACAACAACTAAACTGCGTTCGGCTCCGTCGAGCGCAGATACAAATGACGATGATCAACTGCTAATACAACAGTGGTTGGCTAAGAAGGGTAATAAGGTTACAGTCTTCGAATATAATACACGAACTAATGAAGAAGATATCAATTACCTTTGGAAAAAGAATAAAACTGAAAAATCCTGATAGGAGATTATATTATGGCTACTGCGAATCCATACGACACACTCGTAGAAATTAGTGAAGAAGATTACTGCAATCAGATGATGCAGAACCCACTTGGACGAAAGTGGTTTATCTGGCACAGAGAGAACCCCGCGTTTTTCGAACTGTTTGAACAGTTTACTAAAGAAGCTATTAGAGCAGGTCACACACAACTCAGTGGTTGGTTGATCATCAATCGTGTACGTTGGGAAACTGACGTTGTTACTACTGGTGACAAATACAAGATTTCTAACAATTACGTAGCATTGTTCGCACGTTTGTTTATGATCAAATATCCAGAGTACATTGGTTTCTTTAAGACAAAGAAGATGTCAAGTATTCCAGAAGACGTTTTCAATCCAACATGAATAAACTATGGCGTATCTGGGCTAAGAGTCTAGGAGAAAAGGTTGGCGAAACTGATCGTCAAGCAAACGCCGTAGCAGTAATTAGAACCTTTTGGTGGGTGGTACATATTGCAACTTGTTTTATGATTATCATTCACAATGGGGCAAAGCTAGGGTGGTGGCTATGAAACCTAATACGAAATTCAAACTCGACATAAGAGACGTTGAGATTATTGAAGAAGCACTAAGAGCAAAAGCTGGGCGTAGAGGCTTGGCTATTGCTAACGGTGAAACATCAAATAAGCTGAAAGAAGAAATGCACGAGATACAAGAACTTCTTGGCAGAATACACGATCAGAAAGTTTGGTTTAAACCGAAAGGATTTGTCCCAGGTGGATAAATAAAACGTTACATTAAGTAACAACACACATACACACAAAGGAGACTATTATGTCAAACAAAAACCCATTTGAAATTAGAGCAGAAATGCTACAACTTGCTAAAGATTATATGGATCAACAATACCATATGAATGTCCAGTTCGCAGAGAACATGATGGAGAAAGGCAAGAAATCCATAGAAGAAATCAAGGATGTCTATCAGATGTATCCCATGGATGAACTCATGGATAAAGCTAAAGAGATGTACTCTTTCGTATCTAAAAAAGATTAATATCTAAAGGGGGTTGACAGCCCCCTTTTTTGATTCTATAACATATTAGTAATCAAATGATGAGGTATGTTATGCAAGAATTTGAAACACTTCTTAAAAAAGCCTATATGACTGAAGGCGCAGATAAAACTGCGGTTATTGCAGAGTTGTGGGCAAAGTTCCCTGAGTATTGTGAAATGATGGGTCTTACTGACGGATTGAAAGGATAGTATTATGATTAGTGTAGGTGATATGGTTTTTAGTAGTCGCCATGGTTATGCAAACGTAACTGTGATTGAGATTGTTCCTGATATTTACCAAGGCAACAAATACGGTGTTGATGTCAAATCAATTCCTATTGGAATGAAAGACAATTGTATCTTTGATCTTGATAATGGTCATTGGTCATATGGTCACGATGTACATTCTTTAGAAAAAGATGAAGAAAGTTGTTGACAACCATTTAAATTGATTCTATAACTAATATGTAATCAAAACGAAAGTGAGAATAGAATGTCTTTTGAAACTACAATGAACCACTTCTTCAAAATGCAAGATGAACTGAACATGAACACTGTTTGGAGTATCTATGAAGTCGGTCTTAAAAATTCAGATCACGAAATTCTTACTAGCAAAGCTCGTAAGGTTGTTTACGAAACTGTCGATCCTAATGCGTCTCAAGAAGACTTGATGGCAGACATCGCAGATCGTGGCAAGCGTACTACCATCGAAGTTACTGCTTGGGCAGTAGACGGTACAATCAAAGCATTGTGGAAAGCCGCTGAAACTTGCATCAAACTGAGTGGTACGCATCACTCTTACATTGAGAACTTTGAGATGCAAGAAGATGGTTCTCTTAAATTAACAACTGGTTCTTAATTAAGCTTGAAAGGATAAGCTATGAATGACGAAATGAAAACTGAACTTGAAGCAATCACTTCTGATGTTGTCAGTGTAATTTCTAACCTCGAAACAGGACGTCGAGATGCTTCAGATCGTAACAATGCTCTTGACATGTACGATGGCATGGAAGATGAAGATGATCAAAAGATCAACCATCTCCAAGATGCTCTTGCTGACGCCACACACGATCTTGATAGTGCAAAAGATCAGTTACGCAAAGTTGTTGGTTACCTCGAAACATTAGTTGAGGAAAACGAAATCAAACAAATCATGAAAAATTTGATTTAATAACATAAAGCCCTTGACAGGGCTTTCTTCTTTTGGTAATAATAAGTGTAATCAAGAGAAAGAAAAGAATTAATGACTGTTTTAGTAAAAACCCCATGTGCCAGTGCTACTTTGAACTTCTTCGGTGTGACAGGCACTACATGGAACGACAGAACAGGTAAGAACGTTTGGGACAATACATTACGTCGTAACGGTTTTGCTGTTCGTAGTCGTTTCTCTGCCTTAGGTGGTGCGACTACTGTTGGAGCCGCTAGACCAAAGATCAGAAAAATTGCCGCTAAAGATAAAGGCATCATCGCTTTTGTTGCAAGAGTTGATGGTCACGTATTAGTGATAGACAGAGATGGCAACACTGTTGTTGATACTGATCCTAGAAAAAAAGACAAAAGAAAAATGTTTGGATTTGTTGCTGTTTGGGCGAAATAGTTCTTGACAGCAACGCCCCTTGATTCTATAACTAATATGTAATCAAAACGAAAGAGTAAATTATGAACCCTACATTCTATCTTTCAAAAGCAGAAAAAGGCGCTATCAATAGCGGCAACGAAGTTACTTACTTCATCACTCCAATCGTAGTTCAATCTCACACACACCCATTATACATTAGTCGTATGATTAACGAGCAATCAGAAAGTTGTGGCGTTGGCTATAGTGATGGTTTCTATCATAACTGTATTGCTATTTGGTCTGGTGACCTTGATGAACAAATCGAAAAGTATCAAGAGCAAGTAGAGCATTATGCTCCTAACCGTGATAAGTTTATCAGTCAGTATTGGGATGCTGTTGATCAAGTAAAAAAACTTATTGAAGCAAAGAAAGTTATAGATCAGGGGTTGACAATAGGTTAACTTGATTCTATAACTAATATGTAATCAAAACGAAAGTGAAAAAAACATGGCTTATATTTCTCAAGAACGTAAAAAAACACTAGCTCCTAATATCAAAGCTGTTCTTAAAAAGTATGGTGCTAAAGGTACTATTGCTATCAAACATCACTCTTCTTTAGTGGTTAATATTTCTTCTTCACCTTTTGATTTCATCGGTGTTCGAAACGCAGAGATGAAAAAAGAATGTGAAAGAACTGGTCGTACTTATTATGAGAACACTAGTAACTATATCCAAGTTAATACATATTGGATTAGTGACCATTACCAAGGTGAGGCACGTAACTTCTTGACTGAGCTTCTACAAGCCATGAAAGGTGACGATTGGTTTGATCATTCAGACCTAATGTCAGACTATCACCACGTTGATTTTTACCTAGACATCAATGTTGGTAAGTGGAACAAGCCTTACGTTTGTACTCAACAAGAAGCCATTGCGGCTTAAAAATTCTCCCCAACGTGTTTGGTTTGTATAAATAAGACTATACAA